TCCCTAGAGGGTTCGGGCAGGGTGCCGTCAGGGTTCACGGTTCCGGCAGGGTTCTCGCACCCTTCGGGCACGGTGCCGTCAGGGTTCTCGCACGGTTCCGTCACGGTGTCATCGGGGTCAGGGTCAGACGGGTCAATCTCATCGGCGACCTTGGTCGCCTCGGGCTTGCGCAGGCGACGTAGCTCGACCGCCAACTCATGGCGCAGCTTGGGCGAGGCCACCATGACGGCGCATTTCAAGGCGCTCTTGAGGTACTGCGGATACCGGGTGACCTCGGTGGTGCGCATGTAGGCACGCACGAACAGTTCGTCAGTGTCCTCGTCGTAGAACACGAACCGTTCACGCTCCAGCTCGTCGAGGTCGGCCTGTAGGTCTTCGACGGACATCTCGTTGCACCCCTTGGCCCACTTGGTGATTTGAAGCGGTTGCATCCCGGCGCGGTCGAGATCCTTTTGACTGAGCAGCTGCGCATAGGTGCATTGCGCGGTGCGTGTGAGCGCTCGGAAATGGCCGTCGCGCCAGATTGATTCCTTGAGCATTCCGGCCGAGTTAGCCACGGTGTTCCTTTCTCTGATTCGCGTGCACGTATTCAGACTGCGGCACGTTCTGCACCCCCCTCACACCCCAAAATCTCGGGGCCGAACATCGGGTCCATCTGTGCCTCAAGAGCCGCCGTGCGTGCCCGCTGGCGCGTCTGCGCGTGGTGCTCCAGGTCGTAGTGCAGGTGGCAGCCCTGGCACATGGCGCGCAGGTTCTCATCCCGGCAGTCCTCGGGGGTGTGGTTCAGGTGCGCCACGGTCAGCACGACGCGGCTGCCGGTGCCGTATGCGGGCTGTCCGTTGACGTTCGTGCAGCGGTCGAGGTGTGTACCCCGTAGGCACTCGCCCTCGCACTCACAGCGGCCTTGGGCGCGCTCGAAACGGATACGGCGCGAGATCTTCGGCCAGTCCTTGGGGTAGCGGTCGCGGTTCTCCGGGCGTATGGGCATCAGACCGCCTCCCATAACGTCCGCTGCACGCCGTGCTGTGTCGTGTCCACGCGTGGGCGGCCGGGCATGTCCCAGCCCTTGCGCGGCGGTCTCTGTGCCACCACACGCCACCCAGCCGCGCGCAGCGATGCGCCGGATTCGCTTGCAAGGGTGTAGGTGACGAGTCTGCGATAGCCCATTGCCTTGGATGCCCGCCAGACAGCGCCGTACAGCATCGAGTTGGCGTTATGGGTGCCGTCCGTGCAGCTACGGTTGACCTCCAGAGTCAGACCGTCATCGAATGCCGGGGCGATGGGTCGGCCAACCATGGCCACACCCACGATCCGCGTCGAGTCGGATACCGCAACGCTGAACTTGTGACCGGTCGGGGCCGGATGATGCCGATGGTGGCCGTACACAAACGCGCACGCCTCGGCGAATGTGATGGGGCACAAAGATAATTCCGGCATCATTCACCCCTTCTGAATTTTGTATGGCATTTGTCGCACCGTGGTCGACCGGCGCTGTGCGGCTCGGTCTTGCAGTCCACGCACAGCCCGGCCTGGTATGCCTTGGTGCTCTCGGGGGGGCGGCTCATGCGCCCGCCCCTAACCCGAATAGCCCTTGCTGCACCGGCTTGCGTAGCCGGGACACGATCAACGGCAGGTACTCGGCCTCACGTTCAATCGCGATGCAACGCCGGTCCTCGAGGATGCACGCCTCGGCAGTCGTGCCCGATCCGGCGAACGGTTCCAGCACCACCGCGCCGACCGGGGTCACGAGCCGCACCAACCAGCGCATCAGGTCCAGCGGCTTGACGGTCGGGTGCTGCACACCATCGGCGTTGGGCCGTTCCGATGTTGGCGCCTTGGCCTCGTAGCGGAACACGGGGAAGAACCGCGAAGCGCCGCCGCTGTCGCCGTAGGTGTCGGCGGCCGCGAACGTGCGGGTGTCGGCGCCGTAGATCGTGCCGCCCGCTCGCGGCTGACGCTCGGTGCCCGCACGCATGGTTCCCGAGTGCAAGACGCCCGTCCGCCGGTCGAGCGCTTCGGCCTGATGCTCATCGAGGACGACGTTGGTCGGCCAACGGCCCAATTCTTCGGATCTGGCCACCGATGCACGACTTCGCTCGGCGTTCGCCGCCACCATGTCGGGGTCGTCCATCCAGGGCCGGTGCCAGCCGTCTTTCATCCGCTGGCCGCGCGTCGTTGAGCCGCCGCCGAGTTTGTCCCCAGTGGGTATCCGACAGGCATCGATGTTCAGCGCCCCGGTTTCGTGCTCCAGCACGTTCGCGGCCACAGTGCCCGCCAACGGTTTACGTGCGACCACGATGGGCTCGAATGAGGGCTTGAGTGCGGTGCCCCAGCCTTGCCATTGCTTGGCGCCGTCCGTCGCCGGAGCGGTGAGGGGTAGCTCGCTTTCGGTACCAAGCGGGCCGCTCATCGAACCTGACACCGCCGAGCCGCCGCCATGCCGATGATGAGTGCCGACCACTTCGCGCTCAGCACCGGCAGCCTTGTCGATCGCCTTGGACACGTCCAACGACTTCGGGAACCCCGAGCCGTACAGCCATGCGATGCTGTCGCGGATCTCGAAACCCGCGTCCTCGATCGCGGCGGCCAGCCGATGCCAGGTCCGCGAACCACCGAACGCGAGCAGGTGGCCACCGGGCTTGAGGATGCGCAGGCACTCGGTGGCCCAAGCGGTGCTCCAGCGCTGGAAGTTGAGCATTGCCGCCGGCGAGAGGTCATAGCGGCCGGCATCCATCGCTAAGCCTTCGCGCTGAGTCCTCTGGGGCGACCCATTGCGCCGCTCAGACCCGAACGCGCCCGGCTGGTCCCATGCCTTGCCCATGAACGCGATGCCGTAGGGCGGGTCGGTGATCACCGCGTCGACGCTGTTGTCCGGAAACATCCGCGCTGAGCGGTAGCCGAGGTTCCAGTCGTATCCGTAGTCGTCGGCGCGCAGCATGTCGAGGCAATCGCCGTGGTGCAGGCTGACCGATTCGTCTTGGTAGTGAGGCGTGCTCATACGCCGACCCCAAACAGCTCCAGCTGCCCGACCGGCTCGGCGCCGACGCCAAGGATTGCCGCCAGGCAGCCCCATTCGCGGTCACGCAGACTGAACACGACATCCATGTGGGCTTTGTCTTCATCATCGGTGGGGTGGTAGTGCTCGCGCCCCATGAAGTCGGTGTGCACCCGAGGCTCGCCGTCGTAGGTCCAGTGGCAGCGGCACCACATCGCGGTGCGCTGGTGCTCATCGAGTTCGGCTTTGTCGATCGCGGCTAGCTCGCTGAGCAGATCGGCGGGAATTGTCCTGCGGAACGCCCGAATCTGGCTGGCTGTCACGGTGACTCGCACGTCACCGCTCATCGGGCTCGTGATCTTGTTGTTGTGGGTCTCGTAGCTGTTCATCCACTCCGGAGCGCCGTCGCGCGGCGAACCCAGATACCCGCCCCGCCTAGACATGTGACTCTGCAAGCCCTCTTCGGATAGCAAGGCGCGGCTGATGTTCAGGCCGACGGTCCATAGCAGCCAGCGTTGATCTTCGGTCAGCGTCATGCGGCGGCCTTGGCTTTCTCGCACTCTTCGCGCGCCAGGTCGCGTAGGAGCTCCGAATAGGGAAAGCCGTGGCGTACCAGTTGTTCCCGCATTGACTCGTACTTGATACCCATCCGACGGGCGGCCTCGTGGTCCGGTACACCAATGAATTGATATTCAGACCACCTGCGCACGAACAGATTCCCGGTCTCCGGTGGCAGTTCGGGGTCCAGCCACATCACATAGTCGCGGGTGGATGGGGCACAGGTTTGTTGGCCGCGAAGGATCTGGCGCAGAGTCGTGACGAGCTTTCCCGGGTGACCGTTGGCGGCCGCGATGGCGTTGATGGTCCAGCCGATCGCCTGTAGCTTCTCCAGGTGCTCGCGCACGGGGGTGGCGTCGATGTAGCGACGGGAGATGGACGGGGCGGTCATCGCGCGGACTCCCGCTGTTCTGCGTAGATGTCGCGCAGCTTCACGAATGCTTTGGCGGTGGCCTCGGCGTCGCCGAGTGCCGAATGTGGACAACGGTTCTCGATCTTGAGGGCGGCGAGCACGTCGGCCAGTCCCGGGAGCTCGGACGGGTCGCGCCCGAGAGCCGGGGCAGCATAGGCGGCGAGGTCGGCCAGGCGGTAGTGCCAGTGCGTGCCAACCTTGCGTGCGACCATGGCTGCGTCGAATGTCGGGTTCGATCCGGCAAAGGTGTTGCCGCTCAGGATGTCGGCGAGGTCGCTCCACGCTGTGATGGTGTCGTCTGGATTGAGCATTGCGTCATACACACCGCGTTCGAAATAGCGGTTGATGGCGAAGGCCTGGGGCTCGATCGAGACCCTGGACAGGTCGACGTACGGCACGAATTCGAGTGTTTCTCCGGTGTCGACGTTGATGGCCGCAACCTCGATCGGCGCGCACTGCGGGCCGAGGCCGGTTGTTTCCAGGTCTACGACGATGAGGTTGCGGGACATCAGGTCTCCTCTACTTGGTGGGGATGGTGGGCATGACTGGGGTGGGCCAGCACAGCAGCGCGAGGCTCTTTTCGCGGGCGATGTCCAGGCACTTGGAGACCAGGACGTTGGGGTCATGTGAGACCGAGCCCGCCAGCTCGCCGTTGGCCTTGGCCTGCTCCACGGCCGTTTTCTTGGCCTGCTCGGCCACAGCCGTCGCGGCGCGTTCCTGGTTGAGCTGGTTGATCTTCTGCTCGGTGCCGTCGTCGTAGTCGATGGTCGGCACGGCCACGTCCAAGATTTCGACTTGATCGCCGACCTTGGCGGCCAGGATCACCTTCGCCTTCTCCGAGAGTTCGGGCAGCGGCGAGCGGTCGAGGTTCTGCGGCGCCAACGGATCGAACGACGCGAACACCTCATTGAGCGCGACTTGCAGATTCCGGGTGACCAGGTTCGATCGCACGTTGTCGAACGTCTTGTACTGCACGAACAGATCAGGGGTTGCGTCCGGCTTGATCTGCCAACGCACCGAGACATCAGCATCCGCGGTGGAGCTATTGCCCAGTCGTACCTTGATTCGGTGATCGCCTGTGTGCTGGTCGATCTGCACGGCGCCATCCATCTCGGTGACCTCCGTCCATGGAGCCTTGAGGTGCAGGCCATTGGTCAGCGTGGTGCCGGTCGGACGGCTGAACGTCGTCTCGATACCGATCTGGCGAGTGCCGACCACGGTGGTCGAGGCGAACACCAGGAAAACCAGCGCGAACAGGAACACCACACCCGCGCCGCCGAAACAGATTCGTTTGTCGGCGCCGCGCTGCATGAACAGCCCGACAATCACCGCGATCACGGCGATGACGACCAAGATCAGGAAGAACCACATGGATACTGGCATCGTTGGTCCCCTTACTTGCCGAGGTTGGCGGCGTAGACGGGCACCCCGAGTGCTTCGGACAGCTCGCCGGTTACGTGCGTCCATGCATCGCGCACGAGGTGCTGATAGGGCTGTGGGAACAGGCCGAGCCCCAGTTGCCCCTGCGAGATGTTCAGGCGCAACCAGCACCGAACCTCGATGACCGGGTAGTCCTCGAATGGTCGGGCCGACAAGGTGATTTCGCGCGGTATCTCAAGTTGCCGAGTTGCGGTGCCCGCCTTGGCCGATACTTCCTCGCTGTAGGTCAGGTTCACGCTGCTGGTGGCGCGCTTGATTCCTGACTCGAATGATCCCTTGCTCGATGCTCGGATGCTGTCGATGATCTCCATGACATCGGCGGCCTGGTGCGAGGTGATCAGGTGCCCGGCCTGCTCGATCAGGTCGCCGAAATCCAGCTGAGAGTGGAACTTGCCGTCAGCGGCATTGAACAGGGTGGCCCAATCGGGGTCGGCGACGAATTGCAAGGCGAGCACGTCATTTCGACGGGTGTAGTCCGCCGTCGCGTCCGTCCCGAGTTCGTTGTAGATCACGCTGACCTGGCCCTTGTCCCGGTTCCCCCAGACGGTCGAGAGGCCTTGGAGTAGTGGCCGGCGCGTGACCTCGGCAAGGAATGAGGCCGTGTCGGTGACGGTTCGGCGCTCGGGTGTGCGCGGCGGGAACGCGGCGGGCACCTTGCCCCGTACGTCGACAACCTCGGTCTGGAGGCCGTTCTCGCCGTTGGCGGTGACGAGGTACAGCGAGGTGTCGGCGTCGGGCTCGTCGATCAGATCGGCGTCGTGCTTGGGTAGTGCAATGGTGTTGTCGGACATGGGTGTTACTCCTTCGGGTGGGTTGGGTTACCTGAGGCCGTAGTGCATGCTGGCGTTGTCGCGGGATAGGCCGCCCTCGCCGTCGGCGAAGAAGATCGTTCCGGCAGGGTCCTTGGCGGGGGCGCTGACGACATCGGGGACAAGGCACACCGCCCCGGACTCGCGGGGCTCGACCTTGATTTTGAGCGTGACGCAACCGCCCTTCTTGCCGGTTGCCATTGCCGCCTCGACACATTCGTGCAGCGCCTTGGTTGCAGCGGTTTGCGTGCGGCCCTTGTCGAGCTGCGTCAGCACGACGATGAACTCGGTGATGTCACCGGGCGCGAGTTCGGTGCCTTCCTCTTTCTTCTCGGTGTCGTTGTCGGACATGGTTATTCATTCCCTTCTGTTGTGGTGGGTTGGTTCAGAACGTCGGTCACTACCTCGGCCTCGGCTTCGGATAGGTCGTTGATATCGGCGATTTCGCGGCCGACGACAGTGGCCAGATAGGTGAGCGTCTTGACGGTGGCTGCATCGCCGCGCAGGGAATAGCCCGCGTTGCCGAGCAGCCCGCGGATGGTGCCGATGGTTTTTTTGGTGGCCAGGAACTCACCGCGCGAGTTGTATTCGGCGGGGTTGGCCTCGGGTGCTTCCTCGGCCTTCTCCGGGCTTGGTGCCTGCTCGGGAGCTGGTGCCGCTTCGGTCTTCGGTTTGTCCGGGGCCTTGGCCTTGATCTCGTCGGTTGTCACTCCTGCGACCGGCGGGAACATCTCGGCTTTGTCGTAGCCGTCGCGGGTGATCGAGGTGTAGGTGATGCCCATCTGCGCGACATCGCCCGCATCCCAGGCGCCGCGTTTCTTGCCGATCTTGGTCTCCAATTGCGCCTGGGAGACGCCGATGGCGCGAAATCCGGCGATCATGTCCTCGATGCGCTTGGGCAAGGGCACGCCCTCGCCGTTCTCCAGCGTGGCCTTGCAGATGTCCTGTGCCGCTTCGGTGAACCACTTGGGCAAGATGGCGTTGATGCACTCACGGACAGCGCGAGCGCCCGCATTGTTGTTGTTGTTCGTGATGTCACCGAGGTCGGTGAGTTCTTGGCGGCGCCCCTTTGACATGCGGGCATGGGGGACGATGAAGGTGCGCGTAGAGCGGGTGTTGGTCTGCACATCCCACGCCCACGCCTGAACCTCGGATTCGCCCCGGGAGTCGTCGCGGTGCAGCTCGTTGACGCCGTACTGCACGTTGCCCCAGACTCGCGCGAGTTCGCGCATGAGGTGCACCGATGCGCCGTTGCCTCGGTTCGGCACTTGGTAGAAGGCCTGTTTCGCCATCGCGGATCGATTGCACGTATCGCGCATCTCCGCTTCGGCCCGCTGCATGTCGCGCGGGATCTGCTGGGCCACGATGACGGCGGATTGGACCTCGGCGACGGCACGGGACTGTTCGACTGAGGTGGCCTGGCTGACTGCTGTGCGCGGTGCGGGTGATATGGGCTGGTAGGGGGTGACGGTCACTGATCGAGTTCTCCTTCTTGCTGGTAGGTGGCGTAACTGGGGAGTGATACCGAGTGCACGTGGTCGCCGTAGCCGGGCCAGTGGTCATTGGCGACGCATTGGGCGTACAGGTCGATGGCCTTGCGGTTGCGGCGCCGACCGAGGTCGATGTCCTCGGGCTTGAGCTCGACCACGGTGATCGGGTAGGGCGCCGTTTTGGACTGCACGACGAACAGGAACGCGGCGTCGTCGGCGATCTCGCACGCGGCCAGGCCGTCCAGATACCAAGGCGCCTGCTGGTGGTAGCCGTATTCGGCTGCGGCCTTGGCGAAGTGGCCCGGGTAGGCGCTGGAGCTGGTCTTGTAGTCGACGACGATCAGCCGTCCCCGGCCGGGGTTGGGCAGCCAGTCGGGCCGGAACCGCAGGCGCACGCCGGTCTCCCGGTCGTGCCAATACCCGGACAGCTCCGGTGTCCCGTCGGCTAGTAGCGGCCCGGCGAGCGGGTGCTCGTGCACCCTGGCTGCCATCGCTTTGGCCTTAGCCACCTCGGCGATGTGCATCGGGATCTGGCCGCGCTGGCGCGCTTCCTCGGCCGCTTGCTGCCACATCGCGGTGGCGGTGGGCGACTTGGCGGGGGAGCCATCCTTGTTCAGCCCGTGAACGGCTGGATCTAGCTCGCAGATATCGGCGCCTTCGCCCAGCACGAACTTGTGGGCAACGTGCCCGAAGTCGTATTGCGGCTTAGGTTCTGGCGGTTGCCGCTGCTGGTAGTGGAAGATCTCGGGCGAGGACGGCGCCAGCAGTGCACGAGCACCCGACGACGACAAGCTGGTGCGGTCGGCGTGGTAGACCTCATCAGGAATACCGGCGTATAGGCCGTCAGCGGTTGGGATTTCGGCCTGGATGATGCATTCGCTCATGCGTCAGCCTCGACCCACTCGCGGCCCTTGCGCTGGGCCCAACAGCCCTGGGCATCGTCTGCACGCCAAGCTAGTTCGTTGTCCCAGATCGCAACCACTTCAACGAACGCGTTGGCCATGTGACTACCGTCGTGGCCCGCGTCGCGGGTGCACACGTAGTTGTCGAACCGTGCGGGGCAATCGCCCAAGGCGGCCTCTGGATGTGTCTTCATGCGGTTCATGGGTGTACCTCAATTCCTTTGTGGGGGAGCGGAGTAATGCCCGCGATTTCCTCGGCGCGCCGGTCGAGCAGCTTGGTTGTCACGGTGTCCGGGTCGAATCCGATGGCGAGCGCCATCATCAGCTGTGCGGCTTTGACGGGGTGGCGCAACCACATTGAGACCAGCTCGCGATGCACCTGATGGGGGTCCGTGTCGCGGACAGCCTCGACGAGGCGGTAGAGCATGCCCTTGAGGACACGCATGTTGGTCTCGTAGCTCTCGTCAACATCGATCGTCATGGCGGTCATGGGTTCCTCCGGTGGCGAGCGCGAAAGTAATTGGACGACTGCAGGTCCAGGGTCAGCGCGTCGCCGCCCTGAATCTCGATAGCCCCGTCGCGGATCGTTACCCCGATCTGATGGAGCGTGCCCTCGCCGCCGTTGGGCGAGAAGTAGACGGTCTGATAGCCGTTGTCGTCGGGGATGTAGATCGGATTGTTGTAGTCCCCGTACCAGATTCGCGACTTCTCTACTGTCGCAACGTGCTCGGCGAGCCTGTGTTCGGCGCGGTCGGCGCGGTAGCGCTCATCGGCCAACAGCTTTCGCGCCCACTGAGGTAGCTTCTCTTCGCGGGGGTCGCGCACGGTCTCGCTCATCGGCCCGCCACCTCCCGATGGTCGCGCATGCTGATCTGGTTGCGCAGGCGCGTAATCACACCGCGCAGTGCGGCATTGGAGCGACGCAGGCTCTCGACAATCTCGTAGCGCTCGCGGTACTGGCGCTCTCGCTCGGTCTTGTGGGGATGCTCCAGCGAGAGCACCACGTACCCATCAGCAATGCCCGGCATAGACGCGCTGTTGAGCACGTGCGTGATGTTCCATTCGCGCCACGTGCGACCCTCGAAGACGATGCGATCGCCCGCCTGGTAGTCCTCGTCCGCACGGCAGGGCAGGTGTGTCAACTTCCCGTCCCATAGCAGCCAATGCCAGTGGTCGCAGATCGTGGCCTTGTGTAGTGTCATGCCTTGACCCCCTTCGGCTTAACGTCGAAGTTGGCGTAGATCAGGTACGCGAGTGGCGTCGCGCGTTCACGTGCCACCCGTTCGTATTGCGTCGATTGGGTGAAGAATCCGGCGATGCATCGCGTCAGCTGCTCAATGAGCGCGTCTCTCTCATCGAGAAAGGCGGTCCACTCGGCCGCATAGTGGCGCAACCCGATTGGACTCCAGGCGCGGGCAAAGGCGGTCGTCTCCGGTTCGATCTGGGCCGTGATGTCTTGTAGCTTGTCCGCCATCTCGGCCACCATTTCGAGCAATGCCTTTGTTGGCTCTGGCATTACGCACCCGCCTTGAGCACGGCGCTGGCCTTGTCCCGGCCGTCGCGGTCGGTGAAAAACTCGACGAGTGCGCCCTCGGCGATAGGGTCGGCGGTCCAGGCGCATCGCGGGTCTGTACCGGACTCCTTGACGGACTCGCGCCACGCTTTCTGATTGGCGACCAGGACGGCGATGCCGCGATTGCCCAATCTCTCGAACAGATCGGCGATTTCGAGATCAAGGACGATGCTCACGACGCTGGGGGAGCACTCCCGTTCGGCCTTGTCGAACGCGGCCATGAGCTCGTCGAACGTCGGGTTGGGGTCAAAGGTGATGGTCATGCCGCACGCCCCTGGCTCTGCTGCGGCGCGGAAGCATAGGTGTCGGCGTATGACTTGAGCAGTGGCGCATGGCGTTTGCACCACATCTTCACTGAGCCCACGATGATCTGGGCCGGCTGATCGAGGCTGTACCCGCGCGCCGACAGTGCCCGATATGAGTACCGGATGCCGTCGAAATTGGGCTGCGCGTCCAGCTCGTTGCACACGCGCCAGCCGCTCGTCGTCACGAAGTCATCAGTTACCGGGTCGGCGTGCGAGTCCGGGGAGGCCAGCAGCAACGCGGCGAGCACCGCGATAGCGGCTAGCACAACGGTGATCGCGTCGTAGCTGCTCAGCCGGGGTCGGCGGCGCCCGTGCGACCGCCTGCGGATATGTTGGGGCATGCCAAGTCCTCTCAGTAGGATTGGTTGGTAGGGGACGCTGGCGGTTTCTGTTTGGCGACGGGACCGCCAGCGTCTTTACTTATTCAGTTGTGGGACTTGCGATTACTTGGAGATTCGGCCCAAGCGTGCGGTGATGAGTTCCATCCCTCGCGGCAGAATGCGCAAGGTGTAGTGGGCACAGCTGCCCCATGAGTGCGCGACGACGTGCTCGTGCGCTTGGAAGTAGTGCGTGAACTGCGCGTAGTGGTCGTACTGCACCGCGCCGCACGGAGCGTGTTTGGCGAAGATCAGCCGCTCATCCAAGAGCCACTGGCGAAACTCGCGCTCGCGCATGCCGAGCAGCTTGCCCGCCTCTCGGATCAGCCGGGACCCGCCTTGTGCAGTGAGGTAGGTGTCCGCAAGGTCGGCCTTGGGCGAAAGCTCAGCGATCCGAGCGTCCTTCGCCTCGATCATCCGCTGAGCTTCGAGCACTGCGGCGGCGAGTAGGTCGGTGCCTGTGAGCGCGGGCGCGGCCGTGGCGGTCTCGGCCTCACGGGTCTTGATGACGAAGTATGTCTGCGCGGCTGCGATTTCAGGCTTGCGTGGATCGCCATTGAGTGCGACGAGATAGCAGGCGTACCGGGAGAGGTGGTAGTCAGCCTGTGCCGGTCCTCGGCTCCCAGAAACTTTCCCGGAGGCGGGAAAGTTTTGCGCTGCGTCGTACCCAGCATTGCGGGCGGCAAGCTTGGCACGGCTGATGGCGTCGGCGAACCGCTCCCACTTCTCGTATCCGAGCAGCGGCATGAGATCACGTGCCGACCAGTACTCGCGGCCCTCGTCAGTCAGGTGACGGATCGCGTCGAACGGGGAAACGATCACTGGCGCGCTCACGAGGCCACCGCCTTGGACTGATTGCACCAGGCACGCAAGGACTCTCGGGACACCGCAACGCCGGTCATGTCGTGGATTTCGTTGGCGATGCCCTGCCAGGACTTGCCCTGTGCCCGGCGTGCGCCGACGAGTTCGGGGAGTCTTCGACCACCGAGCCGAGCCTCGATCAGCAGAAGTTTTGCGCTCATGCCGAAATAATTACATGCATGAAATTTGATTGCAAGCATCACTTAGGAATGAACTGTTTACTTGCAGCTCAAGCATGCAATCTTCTTGCATGCAGATTGCAGAGATGTCATCATTTACCCATGACGACAGCAGAGAAGGTTCACGGGAACAACTGGGTTCCGGCAGACACTCTTGCCGCCAGGGTTGTTGTCCTGCGAAATGCGCTCAGGATGAGCCGCAGGGAGTTTTCCCAGCTCACTGGATTGACCGAGAATGCCCTACAAGGGATTGAAAGCGGGCGCAGTCCTCACAAGCTCACCGAGAAGATTCAGGCGATTCATCGGGCGACCGGAGCGAGCCGCGAATGGCTTATGTGGGGCGGGCAGCTAGCCACGGAGGAGGCGAGTAGCACAGTTCTTACTCACGAGTA